CGTTGGTGATGGTTCATCAAATTGGGTTTTAACAAGAGCTATAGACGCCGATCAAAATACAGAATTAACAGGTGGTTGTTTTACATTTATAGAAAGTGGTAGTGCTAATGCCGATAACGGTTATGTATTCACACACGCAGGACAACCAACACTAGGTACAACTGATTTACCAGTATCTCAATTTTCTGGCGCAGGCCAAATAGTTGCAGGTGCAGCTTTAAGTAAAATTGGTAATCAAATGGATGTTGAAGTGGATGACGCTTCAATTGAAGTTGTATCAGACGCATTACAAGTTAAAGCATTGGGTATTCAAAACTCAATGTTAGCAAATAATACAATAACATCTGCTAAAATAGCTGACCCATTATATTTTTCAGATGAAACATCTACACAAGGTCAAGTAGCATTAGCAGGAACTTTAGAGTTTCTTGCTGGTGAGGGAATTAATACTATTGCAAATGGTAATTCTCTTACAATCACAGGTGAGTTAGCAAGTACATCAAATATTGGTGTTGCTTCTTTCACTTCTGATAATTTTGCCGTAAATTCTGGTGAAGTTGTTATTGAAACTATAGATGGTGGTACATACTAATGGGAATTTTTGGAGAATTTTGTAAGAAATTTTTTGCAGGAACAATTAGAGCTTACGAAAAACCATTAATATTAACTAAAGAAGTAAAAAGTAAAAAAAAGAAACGACCTAAAAAGAAAAAGAAATAAGTAAATGACAACTACCATAATTAAACCAAAACGTTCAGAAGTTGCAGCTTCAATACCTTCCGTAGGAGATTTAGAAGTTGGAGAATTGGCCATCATTATTGTTGATGGTAAGTTATATTCAAGGTCTTCATCAAATGTAATCAAAGAGTTAGGTGGTGCAGGTGCGACAACGCTACAGGCAGTTACCAATTCAGGGGCTTCAACAACACACGACATACTTTTAAATGGTTCAAATATAATTTTTGAAGGAAATTTAGATAACGCCTTTGAAACTACATTGACCGTTGAAGAGCCTACAATTGATAGAACAATAACGTTACCAAATGCAAGTGGGACAATGGCTTTAATAGGAGATACATTAGCTTATTCAATAGTTTTTGGGTCATAAGGTAGAAATTAATTATGGCTTCAACATTTAAAAATGCTGGTATTGCAGTACCAGGAACAGACGGTGCAAGTGCTGAGTTATATTCAGCAACTGGACAGGCTGTTATTCACGCTTTATTCATATCCAATCATAGTAATTCAGCAAAAGCAAAGGTAGATGTTAAGGTAACCATAGACGGTGGTTCAACTTGGAGACATATATCTAAATCTGCTGAGATAGCTATGGAAAATACTCTGGTTATAGACAAACCAATCAATCTGGAAACAGGTGATAAGATAAGAATAATTGCTACTATGGATGACGGTAGTTCTCCAGTATGTGAAGCATTTGCAAGTATTTTAGAGGTATAGTAGAGAATTGTATTTTAAATGAATAAATAATTATAAATAGTATATAAATATAAAGAGAGAAAAATTTTAAATGGCATTATTAACATCAACAACAACTACAGCAGTACGAGATCCATCAGCGGCTAGTTTCGGAGATGAAAAGGCGTCGGTATTTACAAATAGTACCACGGAATATGCTATACACGCATTAAAAAAAGATAAAGATGGATTGCTTTATTACACTAAAGTTAAACTAAATAGTAATGATGAAATTAATGTGAGTTCCGGTGGTTTAGCATATAGTGGTTTGGCTGATTTAGTATCAAACAAATTCAAAGACGGAACAGAAGTAAATGCTACTAATCCAACAATAGGCGAAAGTGGTTTAGAACAGCACGAAAATAATAAAATAAATAGAGAGTGGAATCAGCACCAATTTAAAATGGACAAATATCAATATTTTATGAACAGCGATGGTATGTTTGTTATGAGATTTTTGGGAACAGACTATAGTTATGGTGCTCAAGAAGGTTCAACAAAAAACTGGATAAAAGCATAGAGAGAAACAAATGGCAGATTTCGTATTAGGTAGATTAAAGTTTAAATGGAAAGGCGATTGGGTCGCTTCAACAGCTTATATTGTTGACGACATTATAAAATTCGGTGCAAACACTTATGTTTGTATATTAAATCACACATCAGGTGGAACTGAACCTGATTTCTATACTGATTTATCAAATTCAAAATGGCAACTCCATACCGAAGGTATGGCGTTCAAAGGTGAATTCGCTAACGATACCTTTTACAAATTAAATGATGTTGTTAAATTTGGTTCACAACAATATTTAACTACAACTCATCACACATCAACATCAAGTCCAGATCCACTAGACACATCAAAATTTACGGTATATAACGAAGGCTTACAATGGGAAGATTCTTGGGACAATTCAACATTTTACCAAGATGGTGACGTTGTAACCTACGGTGGTTATACTTACATAGCAACTACTAATCATAGTGGCGTAACCCCAGTAGCTTCAGCAACTGAATGGGACGTTTTAACAACAGGTTTCAAAGCAACAGGCGATTACAATGCCGCTACAGCATACAAAACTGGAGATACAATGCAGTTTGGTGGTTGGTCTTACGTTTGTTTGGTAGACACATCAGCAGGCGAAACACCACATACAGACGCAGCTAAATGGGAAGTTATTAATGAAGGTATGAAATGGCAAGGCACTTATGACGCCGCTACTACATACAATAAAGGTGATACGGTTGGTTATATTTCAAGTTCTTACATTGCAAAATCAAATGCTGTATTAAACGTTGTTCCAGGAACAGACGCAGCTAAATGGGAAGTTATTGCTCAAGGAGATTCAAACGCAGTATTAGCAACAAGAGGTGATTTACTTTATCGTTCTGCTTCACAAACAGATAGATTACCAGTAGGTCCTAAAGGTGCAAACTTAACTACAGATGGTACGGATGTTTTCTGGTCATTTCCAGAAGGCGGTAACGAATACTATGTATCAAACTCTGGTTCAGATTCAAATGACGGTTCTGCTTCTGCTCCATTTAGAACGATTAAATACGCATTAACAAAATTATCAACAAATGATGTTGTAGATATTAAAACAATTTCAGGTGGTACTGGTGGTGTTGCAGGAACATATATTGCAACTGGTATATCTTCAACATTTACTTCAGCAGGTGCTGAAACAGAAACACAAGCTTTATATAATAAAGCAAAAGAAATAGTTGGTTCATATATTTTAACTAACACAATGTGGCAATCACCACTAGTTTCTTTCCAAATTTCAAATACAACAGCAAATGGTTTTGATGTTACCTTGGCAACATCAGCAATAGCACACACATACGTAGGTAGTGGTGGTGTTGCAACGGTAAATGCTACAGGAACATCTTACAATATTAGTACAGCAAATTTCGTACACGGTACAGGAGTTATGACCGTTGGTTTAACACAAGCTCACGGTATGTCAGATGGTGATTACGTTACCTTAAAAAATATTGAAATGACGTGTGTACAAGGTTCACACATTTATCCAGGTCCAGGTGACGCTTCTTTAGGTAGTACTTACGAACAACAAGTTTTACATAACGCAAATGGTGAAGCTGGTGCAGTAACCAAATGTGCTACAATTTTTGATGATATAGTTGATGTTGTTGGCAACGGTCTTGGAAATATAGACGCTGATGTCGCAAATGGTTCAACTACAAATTATCCAGACGCAAGATTATGCCTTGCTAAAAACAAAGAATTTATTATCCAAGAATGTGATAAGTGGTTCACTACAACATATCCTGGATTCCATAATGATGACCAAAGAGGAAAATGTAAAAGAGATTTATCATATTTCCTAGACGCTATACAAATGGATTTAATGTGGGATGGAAATCAAATGACAAATAAAAATATTAGAAAATTATTTAGAGGCTCTGACATATCAGTTAGGGTTACTAAAGACGCTTCAACGGTACCAACAAATGATAATATAAACATCATTGACGGTGGTACTGATTACGCAGAAGGCGATGTTATTACCGTTGCAGCTGCTGGAATTGGTGGCGGTGCAGATTTAAGTTTCCAAGTTGCAAGTACAAACGTTGGTGATATTCTACACATTAAACAAGGTGTGTTTAAGGAACAATTACCTTTACGAATCACTCCAGGTTGTGCCGTTTATGGAACAACTTTAAGAGGTTCAAAAATTCAACCAGCAGAAGGAACAGGAACACAAATTGCTACAATTGGTACAATAGCTGGTGGTACATTAGGTACAGCAGGTACTTACAAATATATTCACCAATCTAAATCAGATGGTGCTGGCGAAGGTTGTGTAGTTGATATAACTACAGACGGTTCAAGTGCTCCTTCAATAACAATTTATCACGGTGGTTATCATCACCAAGTAGGAGATAAAATTACAATCTCTGGTTCTTGGGTTGGTGGTTGTGAAGATATTACTTTCACGGTTGCAAGTGTTGAAAATTGCAATGCTTCAAATATGTTCTTATTAAATAATATGAACAACGTTAGAAATTTACAATTTAAAGGATTAAATGGAACACCGGTTGCAGGCGCAACAGGAAAACAGGCAGTAATGTCTTTAGATCCAGAACATCCAGTTATATTATTCTCACCTTATATTCAAAATAGTTCATCTGTTAATGTAGGCGCTACAGGTATGCAAGTTGATGGTAATGTCCACTATAAACACGGAGTATATTACCAAAAAGGTAAAGGGTATTTCTCAACACTACAAAATGACTTTACACAAATTAATGAAGATGGTAGAGGAATCCATTGCTTAAATGCTGGTCGTGCTGAGTGTGTATCAATCTTTACGTACTATTGCGACAAGGCTTTCTATGCTACAGGTGGTGGGTTTATAAGAGGTGCAAACTGCTCAAGTTCTTATGGTGAAAAAGGTGCTGAGGCAGATGGTTCTTCTGAATACGAAACTCCTAAACAATTTAAAGTAAGAGGAGATGTAATAGAATTTAATAAACTATCAATTGTTGGTGGTTCAAATGATGAAAATATGTTTGGAATTGGTGATGTAATAACAGGCCGAACTTCTGGTGTATCAGCGACAATATTCCACTTACAAACAAGTGCTACAAAACTTTATGTAGAAAACTTTACAGGCGGAGATCATTTCACAATGGGAGAAATTTGTGATGTTGTTAAACTAGATACAAGTACATACGTATTTACTTTAGACTCGGCATTTGGAGATTCTACGGTTGCTAACGCAGGAATTTCAGGTTACTTAATACCAATTAAAACAACAGACAATACATTAGCTTCAACTAATGTAGTATATGTTGGTGGTAACTTACAAATCGCAGGCGATAACACTTATTACAGAATTACGCAAGTGTCAGACGAAGATACAGCTAATCAAACGGCTATGATTAAAATTAATCCACAAATTGCTTCAACTAATGGTGCGCCAGCTGATACGGTAATGACACAAACAATTAAATTTTCTAACGTAAGATTAACAGGTCACGATTTCCTAGATATAGGTACTGGTGACTTTACTACTACTAACTATCCTTTTGATCCAACTCAACCTTCAAGACAAGAAGATGAGGTTACAGAAACAAATGGTGGTCGTGTTTATTATACTTCAACAGACCAACGAGGTGACTTTAGAGTAGGTAACTTATTCAGAGTACAACAATCAACTGGTACTGCTACATTGAATGCAGACGCTTTTGATTTATCAGGATTAACAGAATTATCTTTAGGTACTATTGGTGCTCAACTAGGTGCTGCTATTAATGAATTTTCTACAGACGAAACAATGGCAGGAGATTCAAACAGAGCTGTACCAGTAGAAAGAGCAATTGTAGGATATTTAACAAGAGATAAAATGGGAATTGGCTCAATGGTTCCTCCAACAGGATCAACAGCTGAAAGACCATCAAACGCAGGAGTAGATTTATTCTCCGGTGCAATAAGATTTAACACAGACAAGTCTTCTTGGGAAGGTTATAACGGTTCTCAATGGGGTGGTCTTGGTGGTTACTTACCTTGGGATTCAATTACAGGTGACGGTTCAACCGTATTATCAGTAGTTGCAGGCCAAAGATCATTTGTAGATACAAGTGGTGGTACTGCTATAATTCAATTACCGGCAAGTCCAAGTGTAGGTGATGAAATGAGATTTTTAGATTTAGTTGATAACTTTGCAACAGCAGGTTTAACCGTACAAAGAAACGGTAATAAAATTATGGGATTAAATCAAGACTTTACGGTTACAACTGATAACGCTGCCGTTGGTATAGTTTATACTGGCGCTTCTTACGGTTGGAAATTAACTGAAAACGTATAATATTATTTAATGTTGGTGATATTTAAATTATATATAAATATAAGGGAAAAGGGATAAAAAACTATGTCAGATTTAAGAGACTTTACAGGAAAAGCAGAAGTGTACGGCTTTAATAAAGTTGATACAGACGCAGATGGTGTCGCTGATACTTTAAGAATAACAACTACAGCAGGTGGTTCTTCTGGAATAACTTCAGCAGAATACAATGGTTTTGATGAAGTATTATTTGCGCCAATCGGTTATACATTTAGTTTAAATGCAGCCGGTCACTTAATAGCGACAATAGATAACTAGGATAAGATATGACAGCAATAGATTTAGGAAAAATAGCGTTAATTTTTAAAGACACTTATAACGGTGCAACTGCTTATGAGGCAAATGACATTGTTACCTATACAGATGGTGGTGTAGTTAGTACATTCATTGCTAAAGTTGCAACAACAGGAAACGCTCCATCAACTGGTGGTACGGTTCACGCAAGTTGGGCTTTAATGGCGAAAGGTACTGATTCAGTTGGTATGTCTTGGAACGCTAATCAAACAGCAAGCTTTACTGCTTCGGCAGAAAATGGATATTACGTTGATACAAGTGGTGGTCAAATTACAATGACTTTACCAGCAGCTGCTAGTTTAGGAGACAGAATTTCAATACAAGATACGGAAAAATCTTTTCAAACTAATCCTTTAACATTAGCTGCTAACGGATTAAAAATTGAAGGTAATTCAGACGATTATGCTTTAACAGGTCAAGGTGTTAAATGTACTTTGACATATGAAGGCACATCTAAAGGTTGGACAATTTCAGATTATAATGCTGACCAAAACAGATTTGGAAGACCAATGATTGACTCTAGTGTTGGTTCTAAAAAATGGATGATTGCTACTTCGGATGCTGAAGAAGTTTATCAAGATGGAGATTATACGGTTCACAAATTTAGATCTTCTGGTACTTTTACGGTTCATACTACTGGAACTGATAGTACATTTGGAGATAAAATAGAATATTTACTCGTTGGTGGCGGTGGCGGAGGTGGAACTCACCACGGTACTGGCGGCGGCGGTAGTGGAGGTTATAGAGGTAATGCAGCTTATGACTATACGGTAACTGCTCAAGCATATGCAATTGTAGTAGGCGAAGGCGCAGCTAAAAAAGATAATGGAAACAATCACGGACACAAAGGTTCAGACTCAACATTTGATGGTATGAATTCCGAAGGTGGCGGAGGCGGCGGTTGTAATGGCGGCCGAGGTCAAAACGGAGGTTCCGGCGGTGGTGCTGGTCACTCGCATACACACGGAAGTGCTACAGGTAATGGAACAGGTCATAGAGGTGGAGATCACGGATCAACAACTGGTGGTGGCGGTGGTGGTGCCGGCGAAAGAGGCGGTAATCACGATGGTGCTCATATGGCAGGAATGGGTGGACGAGGATTATTAAACGATATTTCAGGTATACCAGAATGGTATGCTGCTGGCGGAGGAGGTTCTGGTTATAACCATACTTCTTGCTCTGCTGGAGGTTCTTGGAACGCAGGTGGCGGAAATGGCGGAGACGCTCAAGACGGCTACGGCGGAGGCGGCGGTGGAAATGACGGACCAAATGGTGGTCATAACTACGGAGGCCGAGGCGGTTCAGGTATCTGTATAATAAGATATAAGAGTTCGGGAGCATAATAAGCAATGATGGTATCTAAATTAAACGGTGCAGGCAACAAAGTTGACCAAGTAATAAGAGTCAAAAAAGAAAATATGATTGATCGTTCAACTGGTTCGGTAACTGCTGAAAGTTGCAATACATTTTGTCAGAAATTTGGTGCAGCTACATATGTTCCGGTATTAAGTACTACAAAAAATGAACCTTGGGCTGGTGCAAATTATGATTCAGGTGCAGACGTTTATTCACTAGACCAACCATATCCAAGTTGGGTTTGGAACGCAGATAAAGCTCGTTGGGAATGCCCATATGCTTTTGATGAAAATGTACATAATACAGCAGGATGGAAAGCATTTAGATGGCTAGAAGGTACTAGAAAATGGAGAGCATTGAAACCAGAAG